TTTTTGTCTCAGAGAGTCTAAAAGTATTTCTATCGATTACGTAAACATAGTAAGAACCTGTGGAAAGACCACCGATTACTTCACTGGATTCATAATAAACCTTATCACCAGTTTTGTACTCATGGTTTGTTTTTGTAATGGTATCAGTCGTAGTATTGATACCAGCAGAACTAATGGCAACGGGATTTACGAGAAGTTTTTGGTCTACCAGCTTAACAACAACAGTTGTGCCAGTGCCAACACCAGTGCTGAGTCCAGGATTTACTTTTAACTGTATTGTATCACCATTTGTGAGACCATGTGTTTCTCCTGTAGAAACAGTTGCTGAAATCTTCTTAACATCTGCGGTTATTTGACTATAGTTTGATGTAAACTTGTAGTCATAAAGATTCGTGTAAGAAACATCACGGAAATATACTTGATCACCGTTCAATACGGTAGCAATGCCGATTGTGTCTTTAGATGTCTTGATGGCATATACCTGACTTGGCATGTAAAATACAGTGCCAGAAGGATCCGTGGAAATACCAATGGAAGTTGTACCGACTCCAACAGAATAAGAAATCGACTCATTGGTAACAAATGGGTGATCCTTTAGATAAATGTTTTGAGCTAAGATGCTTCTTTGTGTCGTAATCCCATTGAACTGGTAAGACCTTGTTGTAGAAATACCTGCTGTAGTTCCAATACCAACCGTTTCAAATGGATTAAAGTTAACTACACTTTGATTCTTAGATTCAAAGTATGGAGTATTCAAGGAAACAGAGAACTTTTGTGGTAAGAAGGTTACCGTTTCACTTGCGGTATGAGCAACACCAGTTTCAGATGTAAATCTCTTTACTCTTACAACACCATCTCCACTGAATACGTTTAAGATACCAAAAACTTCATTAGAGATTCTCAGAGAACTTCCAATGGAAACTGGAACACTAGATACACTGATATCGGTTGTCATTCCACTCACACCAGTGGTTCCCATGCCAACAACCAATCTAGAAGTCAAGATTCCAGCATTAACAATGTGAGATCCAGTCAATCCCTCAACGTAAGTAGATAATCCAGAAACCTGTACAATGTCACCATTGTTAAGATCAAAGTTTGGTTGAATGGTAAACTCTACATTATTGTCATCCTTCCAAGTTACGATAGCATTTTCGTAAATATCCTCTGTAGAGGCAATGCTAACAATAGATCTACCAGAAATCTTCGATACTTCAGCAGCAAGTCCAGTACCAACTTCAGTTTGACCAAAGTTAATGGTGTCACCAACTGCATATCTTGCGTTTCCAGTTGCAGCAATACTAATAGAATCAACAGAACCAGATTTTACAATATCAACAACAGAATCTTGAGAGAATACTTTGTATGGTTCAATGGCAAAGTCATAAGATGCACCAGTCTGACCAATCTTCTGTGGGAAAGTGTTTCTGATTAAGTCAGAGTTGTTGAAATCAAAGTTTTGATCAATAGTAAGTGCTGGATCTACGTTTTGATCAATTTTTGTAGATCTGTAAGAATTTCCGATAAAGAATGGGAACTGTGGATTTCCAGCAGAATCAATAGTAGCAAAGTATGCATAGATTCCCTTTGGAAACTCATTGGTAACGGTAAATCTACCATTGAATTCATCAAGATCACCAGAGTCAATGAATCTGTAATCATCAACAAAGAATCCCAGTGGGAAAGTAGTCAGATTTGGTCTGTTCGTAATGTAAGAAGAACTGGAGGTATAACCAGATCCAACTTTTTTAATACCACTCTGAATATTCTCTGGATTGTTATATCCATAAGCACCATAGATTGGATTTCCGTCATACGCCCAACCAATGATTGGAGAGTGGAAAGATCCATTATCATCGAACGCATTTCTTAGTGTTTGTCCATAACCAATAGCAGCATACTCAAGACCTCTTCCTGGAGTAGGTGCTACGATTTCTCCACCATTATCATTAATCTTGGCAAAGTTATTAATACCTAAACGTCTCACGAAACCGTTCAGGATTGCCCCAGAACCAACGGAATTGACGTTGATGGTGGTAGATGTCGTATCGTAGTTTAAACCCTGTGCCAAAACGACTACAGAGGTCACTACACCAGCATTGTTAATCAGTGCTCTAAGTCTTGCTCCAGTTCCAGTTGTACCAGTTCCAACAGGATTGGAGTTAACTACCAGTTCTGGTGGAGAAGTGTAACCACTTCCACCACTCAAAACAAACACACTATCAATTCTTCCATTGAGAATAACGGGTCTTACCTCAGCATTCTTACCACTTTCAACAGTGATTTGTGGTGTCTTTTGGAAGTTTAAGATTTCCGATCCATAGTCAGTTCCAGCATTGTACAGGTAAGCATCTACAATAGGTCCTCTAACGATTGGAGTTGCTGTAAATGTTCCTTCTGTTTGCTGCGTTGTTACTGCTTTGATTGTTACCGTGATTTGTGGATACTTAAAGATGTGACTTCCTACTCCAACAGAACCAAGAGAAACATATTTGTTCCTGTTGAAATCAGAAAGGTTTGTTCCACCTACACCAGCATTGGCAAGTCTAAACTCATTATTGGAAACAGTCAACACCTTGTACTGAACTGTAGTGGAAAGTCCAGAGACAGCAGTATCGAAGTATTCGTACTCTACAAAATCACCATTAGTAAAGTTATGATTATTGAAAACAATACTGTCATTTGCAGTGTTAATACCTGTTGACTGAACAATGAGTTTTCTATTAGAATATCCTTGTCCAGGGTTAAGGACATTAATTCTATCAATTTTAAGCTTCTTATTAGTAGTTCTGAACTTCATCAGTCCAGCATTGTTCTCAGTGGTAATACCGATTGTATTAATACCTAACTGAGCATCCAGTTTTGTATTATGAATCTGAATGGTGCTACTATTGATGAACTTAGAATAGTAGATATTACCAGTTTGAAGTGTTAATCCTTGTACAGCATCATTAGATGTATTAGTAGCAATACCAAGAGCAGCATTACCTAATGCGTTGTATACAATAGGATCACCAGTTTGGAAGTTATGTTGGGTGTCAAATGTAATGGTGTTAGCACTTACATCAACACCACCACCTTCTGCTAAAGTATTGGCATTAAAGAATACTTCTCTAAACTCAGATGCAAGAATAGCAGAAGCAGTAGCACCTTCTCCATTACCACCAGTAACATCAATAGAAACGATTTCTTCAATATCAAAGTTGACTGGATCAACTAAAATGTCACTGAAAGAACCTTCAACAACTGGTTGCACTAATGCAGTAGTTCCAGAAGATACAGATGGATTTCCTACAATAACTCTAGGTGGATTAGCAGCATCATAACCACTACCACCAGTAAATACTTCTACTCTATTAAGAGGACCATAGAAAACAGAATCATCAACTTTATAGTTTGAGATCTCAACACCATTAATCAACATACCAGTAGTTCCTGGTTGTGTTAAATCTCTCTCACCAGTTACAATGTTTTGCTCTAGAGGAAACTTCTTTAAAAGTTTTTGTGGTTGAATAGAACCTTCTCTTTGTTGAGCAAGAATAAAATCATGTGGACCACTATTGGTTGGATTGAATCTCACAAAAGATCCTGCTGCCAAGAAAGATCTAGACAGTGCTAACTTAATTCTATTATTGTTTGGTGCTGGTTGTACTTGAACGTAGTAACTGGTGTTAGTTGTAAGACCAATGATTGCTGGAACAGATGGATCTGGTGAATAGATTACTTCGTCACCAGTTACAAATGGAACAACATTCTGGAAAGAAATAGTGTCATACGATAATTCGTTGACATCATAGTTTTGAATAGATCCAGATAATGTAGAAGCAACAGAAATTTGAGATTCTGTAGTTACTGGTCTAATCACATAAGTTGGCAAAGAGTTAGATGTTACATATCCAAACTCTTCATTCTCAATGTAAGTATTCAGTACGTCAGTTGCTAAAGTATTGTTACCTTGAGAAAGTGTTGCACCAATACTGACTGCTTTACTGATTCTTCTTCTAATGTCATAAGAACCAAGAGGATTGATGCCAGAATAATCACCAGAACCAAGAGTTACCGCATTATTTGTTAAGTTAACACTTACTACTTCTAAGTTAGCTGCGGCAATAGTCTGACTAGATCTTTCTACGATGTCAACGTAGTCACCTTGCTTTAAACTAGATCTATCAATGGTAGATTGTAGGTTAAAAGTAGATCCACTAAAGGAACTTACAAAATACCTAGCAGATGTGTTGTAGATCCAAGAGTTGAAGAAAACTTTTTTATAAGATGAATCAGACTGCTCGTTTGGAATAACTTGACCAAGATTCTTTACGGAAATCGTAGATCCTTCTACTGCTGAAAAAATATCTTCAGATGTGTTCAGACCACTCAAAACACCAGTTAAAACAAATCTAACCTGTCTAGTTAAATCGTTTTCTTCAAATGCATAAACCTCAAGATCTTGAGTGATTTCTGTTCTGGGATCAATATCTTCCGTAAGACCAGAACAACCTAAAAATTGAGTAATGGTTTTATCTTTATATGTGATTGTAATATCACCAATATTAAAAGATCCAGACTCTGGGAATCCGATTGTAGAGTCAACAGTTATTACACTGGCACCAGCAGAGTGACTTCCAATGGTAAAACTACTTCCTGGAATATTAAACTTACCTTCGATTAAACTCTCGTCACCAAATCCAGTGAACAAAGAGATTTTATAATATGTTTGTACACCAATATCATCACTAGTTCCTCTAGTAAAGATTTCTACCTCAGAGATTGGTCCACTAGCTTCTCCGATACCATTCTGTGGTTGTGCATCTTGGAACAGTGTAGTACCAGTGATTAGAGCAGGATTTCCACTAATCAGTTTTGCAACAACAACTTCTCTGCGAACATACTCTGCATAAGAGGGTTTTGCAAGAAACTGCTCAAGATCAATGACTTTTGAGTCAACACCATAGAGCACCTTGAGGAGAATCTTGATTGATTCTTCCGTACCTTTACTTTCGTATAAACTTCTCGATTCCTTAAGGAAGTTATTTACATCTAGACTTTCTGCAAGTGGAGTATTTTCTAATCCAGGTGCGTATAACTTTTTAAGTTTTCTGTAAAACTCTTTTAAAAAGAGCGCACTTAAGTTCTGAACAGAGGTTCCAGAGGTATGGGTATCTGCTTCAGACTGCGTAAATACCAGTTCTTGCGGATTGTTTGGAGCATGATAAGAGGTAATACCAGAAAATCCACGGACACAACCAGTAAAAGAGTTTGTTGTTAGTCCAGTGTAGGTAATGATTTCATTATCTAATCTAATCAGTCCGTATTCTTGCGGAAATCCCTTTGTATTTGTTACAAAGATTTCTGTATCTGTAGTAGAAATGCCCGCAGTTACCGTGGACATTCCAGCAATGATATCTGGAGTTAGTTTGTCTAACTTTAAGTAGTTGTCTAAGTTCTCAGCAATATCGACTGGACCACCAGCATATTCCTGGGAAGTGTAATATGATTTGAAAAAATCCACAGAAAGTGGATTTTCATCTTTGATAAATTCTGGAAGTTGATTATTTACAACTTGCTGAATTTTAACTCTGGATTCAAAGACAGAATTTGTGTTTATCATTTCCTACTAAGTTGTCCGTTGGTATAACTGGATGCGACTGGGAATCCTACCCCAGAAATTTGTTCACCAGATGTAATGGTATCTCTTGCCATATTTATGGTGCTATTAGAGATATCCAGTTGCAAATACAGGTCTTTTAGACCAATGACATCATTAGATTCTGGAACTGCCTGAATCTCAATTATTCCGTTTTGTTTGACTGTAGAAGTGATGTTGACTGTGTTGATTAAGATCTCACCTTTAACATAGTCAATAGATCCAGCAGCAGAAACAACTACAACTGGACCAGCATCAGATTCTTTAACAATAGCAATGGCACCAGTCTCCATATCAGCATTTGGGACATCAGTGAAGTACAATAGATCAGAAGAACCTTCTACAGTAAATCCAGTGCTCTTAATATTGAATCCTTCAGAAACTACATGGAACTTGTTTCCATAGCAAAGTTCATATTGAGTGTATTGATTCAATAATGCTTTCAAGTCTCTTCTAATAATCACTTTGGTGATATTAGATGTGATTGCTGTATTTGTATCATCAATTACCTTTACTGCTTTGCTATACTTAAATCTTCCACCAAAAGCATTAAGATCTACAGAGTCGGAATAAGTATTCAGACTAGAAATAACATCTGTTCTCAACTGCTTAATATCAGAGATCTGACTTGCATTGTAGAAAACAGAAGAATTAAGTTCAATGTACAGAAGTTTCAAGTCTTCGATTCTTTGATTTACTCCAGCAACAGAGTATTGCTTTAAATCACTCAGAATCTGTGTTTTAGTAAAGTCAGATAAGAAAGTACCATTTTTTGGTTTGATACTTAAAACAACAGTTCCAAACTCTGGTGGATCTAACTCTTCACCACCAACAACAGATACAGATTCTGTATCTGGATAGATTCTTTGAATGATTGCCTCGTAGTCTTTAGCAGTTACTGCTCTATACTGCGACGAATAAAGTCTAGGTGCAAAATATTTTACAGACTCGACTGGCTCAATATCAGAACCATCAGTAGCAGATTGATTTGTCGTTACAGTTACGATATTAGTTGGTAAGAAAGTAGCTCCATTGCTATTTCTTACGGATCCAGTAAAAGAGAAGTTAGTTGGACCATTTCCACTAGATCCATCACAGATAATGTAACTTACTTGGATGATAGATTGGTTTTCTAACTTCTTACCGAAGATACCATCACCAAACAAAAGTTCATATCTCTCATCGGCAACCTCTTGGATCAAATAGATCTCAGAGATTGAAGAAACGTTAATAATATTCTCTACTTGACGATAGTTTCTACCAACTGTCTCTTGTGGACCCCTTACAGAGACTCTAATCGAAGTAGTATCGATTCCTGGGTTATCGAGGATAAACCTCTGATCTACCGATGCATTGACCTGGAAGGTCTTTGTAAGTAAAGTTCCTTGGTAGATGTCAACATTGCTAAAAGATGCCCTTCTAGGTCCATTTCCGTTGACATCGGGACCAGTCAACACACTAGCAGTTGTAACATCTTCTGGAATGGAAAATACTACAGAACTATTGTCCGCAGAACCAACACAAACCAAACCTTTTGTAAGAGTTGCAGTTGGACTGGACCCAGTATAGTCAATATTAAAACTTACTTGACCTTTTGCTGATTTTCTTGATCTGGGAACATATCCAATATTTCTAGCAAGAGAAACTACGTTCTCTCTCAGGGTAGCAGAGTCAATAAATGACTCATTTACCACCATGTTGGAGTTAAATGCCGTAATATAGGTGTTATATGCTAGAGTGTCGATTAAGACAGCAAAGTTTGATCCCTCAAAGTCAAAATCAGTAAAATTTGAGTTTGCTCTCAAATAAGATTTGATAGATTCTTTGATTTGATCAAAATCTAAATTTGTAAATTTAGTTAATGGCATTTATCTCGTTACCTCAAGTATAAAAGAGATATTTTGTGGTGGTAAATCTTGTCCAACGATATCAAATGCTATAGTTACCTCAAAAGTGTTATCATCGGGTCTTGGAAACACTTCTACACTCAGATTTGCAACCCTTTGTTCATAATTTAGTACAACTTCTTCGATTTGCTGAGCAATAATGCTAGCAGTACCGTAATCGCAGAAGTCAAATAGTGTATTTCTGACATCAGATCCCAAATCTGGGTTAAAAAACCTTTCTGTTGGGATAGTTTCTACTAAATTCCGCACAGAGCGTGCTATTGCACGCTCATTTACAAGCACAGGAAGGTCTTTTGTGATAGGATGGGGAACAAAAGACAAAGAAATGTCCTTAAATGCCCTGGATCTGCGGGTTGAAGCCATGAAAAGGCATAATTTTAGACCATAAACCTATTTATCAGGTTTTCCATAACTTGGCTCAGTGCCATATTCCCAATCATCATAGTCTTCGTCGTTACGAATTCCTTCATGAAGCACAGTTTGACGTTTTAGATCGTGAACATGGTCTCCAACGACTTCTCTGAGAAGGTTATTTTCTTGTTTTTTCATAGGTTTAGTCCAGTAATCGGTGATCAAGCCCCTTGTACCCCACATTGACTCCATATAATCAGCGTCTCTGTCTGGATAAGGTTGTCTTGTCATCTGTTTTCTCCTAAAAAGAGTGAACAGAACTTTTTACGGGGTTGCTATCCCGTTTTTTTGACAATATTTT